GCCGTAGACGGAGCGGCTGAGGTTGTTGGCCTCCAGGCGCTTACGCAGATCCGTCTCGTTTCCGGAAGCAATCCGCTGGAACAGGCCGGGGATCTTGTGGACAAACAGGTCCGAGTCCGTGGCCATGGTCTCGAGACCCGACATCGTGGACTCGTAGCGCTTGTAGGCCTCCCAGATCAGCTGGAGAACCGACTGACCCCAGCCGGTGTTGCGGACCCGAACGTTCCAGGGCAGATACAGGCCGTCAAAGCGGGCGATCCGGGTGTTGTGAATGCGGACGTTGGTGTACGACCCCGTCTGGTTGGGGGTGATCCGCTGACTGGTGGTGATCCGGTAGTGCGAGGGCTTCGAGTAGTCCGTGATCGAGAAGTCCTCGGGGATCAGCTCGTGCCGGGACAGGGGGACGAAGCCGCGGACCGCGCGGATGCGCTTGAGGTCGACCGGTTCCTCCTCTGGGAGACCGTCGTCGATCAGCAGGACTAGGCCGGCACCGCCGTACAGGCGTTGCAGTTTGACGACCTCGGAGAGGGCGTAGTGGAACTGCGTGGCCTGGAGGAAGGTCTCAAAGCTGCTGATGGTGTCGTTCGCATCAGGCTCGGTGTCGCTGCCTAGGACGATGGTGGTGCGGTGGCGCAGGATCTCGTCAGCGATGGCGTCGACGTAGCGACGAGGCACGCCATGGCTGTAGAGGGCCTCGAGCTCAGGCTCTGAGAGGAAGGCTTTTGCTGCTACAGATGTTGCTGTTGTCTTGTCTCGAGATGACAGGCCCATGCCTGTCAACACGTTGACTAAAGCACCATCATTCCGGAAAGTATCGGTAGTGTTTTGCGTCACGACAGCGCAAGACGCGGCGGGATATGCAAAATGTATCGCCAAATTGCAAACTTGCGCATAGGGCGCGAATGCGAGTTAGCGGTATACAAGTTTAGATTCTGGATGCACGAGTTCAGATCCGCGAGGTGCGAGTTTAGATTTCAAGCGCACAAGTTTAGATTTCGAGGTCACGGTTTTCACTGCTGCAGGCTGCGAGCCGGACTTTGCTCTGGTCCGTAGGCTGGGAAAGCTGCCAAGCCGGCATGTTGGACCATCACATCGATGGCTCCCTCCTCTGCTCAAAACGGTGCGCCAAGCTGCGATTTCGGCAGGGGATCCTCGACTCCTGGGGTTCCCGTTGTGCCTATTGCGGTAAGCCAGCCGGAACCTTGGATCATGTCCGTCCTCGGTGCAAAGGGGGTCACACCGTTGCCCACAACTTGATCGCTGCTTGTGCCGAGTGCAATCGAGGTAAGGGGTCAGAGGTTGATTGGCGAGCTTGGTTCCGGAGTCAGCCCTCGTGGTCGCCGGATCGAGAAGCCAGTATCTGGGACTGGCTCAACCCGGCATAGTTGCTAGTCTGTTAGTCCAATGATTTCAAGGAATCACTGGGCATTCCGCAGTGTGGAGGCTGCGGTGAGGCGTGCAGGCGCGAGAGCCGGCGCCACCTCCACACCCCATCACGGCAGCAGCTTCGACGCCAGCCACAGCGCCAAGCAGCACGCCACGACGTAGACGATCAGCAGCTCGAACATCAGGGGCAGCGTCACTGGACACCCCACTTTTTCAGTACGGCCCGGAGTCCTGCGGCTTGTGCTGCAGGGCCCTGACGGTTTTTAGTGGCGTAATACGCAGCTACATAGGTTTCGCATAGTTCCTTGTCGGTAGGTTTAGGGACGACAGAGGCCGGCTCCCTGTCTGCCGACACAGCCGGTCCATCACCCTCCAGCTCGGCGGCGATGGTGAGGAGTTCGGCGCGAGTTTTCTGCCGTTGCTCCCATTTGGAATCGGCCATCAATTGATAGCTCTGGGGCCACGGTTCACCTTCTCCGCAGGGTGGCTCACTTTGCTCCGGCAACACTTGATCCGCAGCAGCTCGCAGGGCACCGGCGATAGATGGCCCATCCATAAGAGAGGGCACAGCGCGAAACCCGTCTAGCACCGCCTGCGCGGCGGGGGAAAGCTCAGTCATCACTCAGCCTCCTGCTGCGGCACCGGCAGCGCCCAGTGGGGGAGCCAGTGGGAGAAGGCGTACTTGAGCTGTGGCACTCCAGGATTGTCGATACTGATCAACCTCCAATCACGATCAACTTTTCCGCACATCCAACACCTCCCCTTCGCATCGCAATCCTCCGGCCCCGGCAACCGCTCATCCACCGGCACTTGCTCGATGGCGGGGCGGCCATAGCGCTGCAGGACGGCTTGGGCGTATTCCAGAGCAGCGGTGTTGAGTGCCACGCGGAAGATGCCTGGCTTCACCCTGCCACCCATCGCGTCCGAGCATGTTCTGGCGGCATAGGAGAACTCATCCCGCATGGTCTCGGGCATCAGCTCCAGCAGCTCTTTGTCGGTAGGCTGATCGGTGACAGAGGCCGGTTTCCTGCCGTCGGGCACAGCCGGTCCATCTGGCTCGATGGCGGGGCGGCCCCAGCGGGCGAGGACGGCGCGGGCAAAGGCAGCCATACTGCCACACTCGATTACATCAATAACCGTGCGCTCGTCTGTATCTGATCCCCACCAGAACACAACAAATCCATCCAGCTCCTCATCCGTAGGCCCCTGCGGCTCGGGCTGGGCCAAGGCGGCGGCAGTACGGTCAAGCATTGAGCAATCGGGATCACACTTAGGCCATAAACTTTCGTTTGCCGCTATTTCGCCTGCCTGCTCGGCGAACAGCAAAAGCTCAGCGCACAACGCTCGCCAGTCGGTGGGGATGGGGTTAGTCATTTAGCTGCAAAGCAGAATAGTTGGGCTGGACGGTTGTCATATAGTTTTTGGCAACCTTGCCACTTTTGCGGCAACCACCACCAAGCGACTGCAAACATAATCAGAAGAATTGCTACTGCGGCAATCGCAGTGAGTTTGCCATCGTCAGTCATTGGGAAGGGCCTCCAGTGCGCGGCGGATGGTGCTCCAGTCAGCGGGATAAAGACGTTCGGCTGCTACCAATTCGTCCAACGCCTGCTCCTTCAAGCTCGGTGGCTTGGGGCGTCTGGCAGCACGAAACTGTTTTAAATCGTAATTCATCCACGACTCATTTTTGTAAAACTCTTGAAACCACTCACAACAAGCCTCCAGTTCCTGGGCTGCACCCCATTTGGCGGCACGAGCGGCAATCAATATCTCGCGGGCTTGGCTACCCATACCTTCAGGTGCTTGGTTACGCCACTGCGCCACCAGCTTCGAGAGTAGGGTGATGGGATGATTAGTCATTGAGTTGCTCCAGTGCGCGGCGGATGGTGTTGTATTTGGCGCGAACCGACGCATTTGCATCGACGCCGTTGATGAGACAGGGCTCAATCGACATCTCACCCAAAGCGGCCAGCGCCTGCTCCTTCAAGCTCGGTGGCTTGGGGCGTCTGGCGGCACGGATGTAGCGAGCAAAGTCATAAGCATCTTCACCACCGTCAATTTCAACCAGCCTTAGGCACGCCTCCAGCTCAGCATCAGCAGCAGCCTGGATCTCAGGCTCGCGTTGATCCCAGCCCCACTGAGCGGCGCGGGCGGTGATGAGCCACGTGGCGAGGCAGTTTGGCTTGGTTTCTGTGTATTCAGTCATCCACTGCTGCACCAGCTCCGGCGGTGGGGTATTGGGGTGTGTCATCGCTCGGCCTCCCGCTCAAGACGTTCTGCCCAGTAATCACCAGTGCTCAGACCTTGTGAGCGCAACCACGCCGCCATCTCGCGGATCGCGGCGCGGGCTTCTGGCTCCCACGATGGACTGTCTAACTGGGCGCGGCACAAGGCATCCGCTATCTGCTCCACCAGCGAGCCGGCAGGGGCTGGCTGCGGCTGCGCAGCTTCCGCCTCCAAGGCCGCATTGCACTGTCGCCACGCGGGTGACATGGTGCCGCAAGCATCACAAGATGATTTTGGGTATGCCTTGCCCTCGCGCTCCAGTCTTTGCCTGCAGTTCGATGGCACTTCCACTGCCTTGACGGGAGGACCACCGCCGGCAGTTGGAGTGGCGACAACAACGTGAACACCGGGCCTGAATCTAGGCGGAGTTGTTGCAGCTTCCAGCTCGTTCAGTCGGTAGTCCTGCTCCATTTTCCAGTCCACGGCGGTGTTGTGCATGGTCTGCAGTTCATGGATGAGCGCCTCCAGCGCCTCGACCCTGGCGCGGAGTTCGAGGATGCAATCTGCTGTGTAGGCCGCTGCGCAGGGGCCTGTGCCTTTCCAATAGTCAGCGAACTCCCAGGCCTCGGGCGGTGCTTTGTAAGTGGTCACAGCCACACCTCCTCGCCGCCGGGGCAAATGAAGCGGCGCTCCTGCACCACCTGGGAAATGACAACCTTGCCGGCTGGCACCAAGCGGCTGCGGAGCCGGGTGTCATCGGTGGCCTTGCAGGTGCTGCGCACATGTTCTGCGCCGATAATGCCCAGGGCAAGCAAGAAAACTCCACCAAGCGCTATTAAAAACAGCAGCCACTCAGCCCATCCCCATTCACAGAATCTCATGGTCGTAGAACCTCCAGTTAATGATTTGAGTGATAGCGCCTCAACCCGGGCGCGGAGTTCAAGGAGGCAGGCATAAGTAGCCCCATACGGGGTAGTCGAAAACTACTTGCATTGCGCCCACTGCTCAGGCGTTGCTTTGTAGTCAGTCATTCGATTACCTCGTTAATAACGGCGTGATCGCCGATGATCTGCAGCGCGGCTTCGTTGTAAGCCAGCGCCGCCTCGCGCTCGGTGCTGAAGGTCCCTAGGTAATGACGTGCGCCGCGGTAACCCAGGGCGGCACGCCACGGCAAGTTCGCACTGTTGGTGCGTGACACGCCGCGATAGCGGCTGGTGCTTTTGGTCGGTCGGGGCCGGTTGGCCAGCGCCAGGTAGTACGTCTCCGTACTCGTGGTGCAGTTGAAATACCCCATGGTGCAGTTCAGATGTGGGCGAAGAAGCCCGCGGTGTTCGGTGTTTCAGGAATCAGAGAGCAGGCAAACGCCAGTGCCATCACGCAGTCGTCGTGGGCGCCAGCGGCTGCCTCACGCGCTCCGCTCTCCTTGTGCTGGAAGGCACGGAGCTCGTTGGCGATGACGCCCTCGGGGAAGACCAACTCGTCACGCTCCATCAGGTACAGGACGCGATCAGTCGCCGTGGTTTTGCTGGGGCGGCTCGTAGAGAACAGCTCGATAGCGTAGTTAGGTAGGACATGTTGGAGCGCCTCGGCAATCACGGCGCCCATGGCCTGCTTCTCCACGATTACCCGCTCCGGGAGGTAATCCTCAATGAGGCTTTTGACATGACGAAGGCTGTAATCGGTGCTCTTGCCGTTCTCGTGGTACATGCCCACGACTTCGTAGGGGGCCGAAGTGATGTCCAACACCAGTGCAGTGAAGTAGTCGTTGCCCCCCGCGTTGGGGTCGATGCCGATCACGTAGCTGCGGCCGACGGAGCCGCACTCGCGCCAGTGGCCGCGGGAGGCGCGCGTAATCAGTTCAGACGAATAGACCTGGGTGTCGGTCGAGCCGAACTTCAGCTCGTACTCGGCATCCCATGCCGCACGGGTCATGCGGCGCGACTCGCGCGTTTTGCGCGCCCACTCCGGGTCGGACCCGTAGATCGGGTGCTGGCTGTAGTGAATCGCGACCCGGTTCCAGTCGTCCGCGATGCGGGCCAGCCGTGTGTTCAGGGCGCGGATGTTGTTGGCAGCGACAAACGAGTACCAGTCAGGGGGTAGGCCGGCATGCCACAGCTGGCCAAACCAGTCGAGCTCGGTGTCGGGAGTTGAGGTCACGATCACCTTCGCGGCAGCACCCACCATCGACAGCGTGGGCATGGCGCCCCGGTAGATCTCGGCGGCACCGTCGAGGAAGGCGGCCTCATCGAGGAACAGCACCGAGCAGCTCGGGATGCCACGGGCCGCCCGGGGTGAAGCCGGCAGGAAGTACAGCGTGCCGCGCCCTTCGATAGCGATCTGCGTGTTCGAGTCCGTCAAGTAGCGGATCGATTCGCCCTCGATGGAGTTGGCCATGGCACGCACACGCCGGCCCAGCTCGGAGGCGTCCTGTTGGGTC